ATGTGATATAGATTTCGTTTTGGTTAATTAGGTTGATACCATAGACTATAGAATCTCTACCCTTTGATACAGGGAATACTTTGTGTCCGTAGTTTCTCAGCTCCTGGATTGATTTAGGCTCTGCACTATCTGCGTATATGTGTTCTCGTATCTCGTTTTGTTTAATGAAGTAGCTGAGGTCTCTATTTAACATTCCCTTACGATATAATACCTCATCAAATATATAAGCGTGATTCCATTTGTATAGCCTAATAATAGTTGAGGGATCTACTGAATATCCAAAGTCTAAACCAGAGCAAAGTAATCTTGCTTCTTGTGGTATTTGGTCTATAGGTTTCCAATCAGGAATACATACACCCTCTAAACTACCTATTTGTCCAAGTCCGTACACTTTCCACCAATTAGCCCAATAGGTTGAGGTCTTACCTTTCTCTCTTGCTTTCTCTATTTCTTTGACTATAGATTCAGGTAGACTATCGTTGTCTTTATATGTAAGTGTTATGAAGTTCGCATCTTGCTGCCCTATTAGTTCTTTGTCTACCCAAAATAAATTAGCAGGATTGTAGTCGAGCCATATATTGCCTGATGTTCTAACTGCTAATTGTTGGTAAGAATCAAAGCTGACATTATTACACTCGTTTATAAATAAGTCTGTTCTTCTTGCGCCTCTTAGTTTGTCTGGTTGGTCTGTACTGAAGAACTCTATATAACTACCATTACTAAATTCGTATTTTAAAGTACTTTTGTTAAACTTCCTATCATCATACCTATTTAAACCTTTTAAGATGTTTAAGAAGTCTTTTAAAGCACCTCTACGCAAGTGTGGTATTGATTCAGCTACTATGCTTATTTCTTTTCCCTTGTTTCGTATTGCATAGTCTATAAGTATTGCTATGATTGCTATTGTCTTACCTGCTGATGATCCTCCTCTAATTATACGAACTCGTTTCTCAAGTTCTCTAAGTTTAAGTAGTGCTAAGGTTTTGGTTACTTGCATTAATCAATAAATAAAGGTACATCTTCGTTTATGTGTATGTCCTTTGTTTCTTTTGGTTTACCTGCTACATAGTTGTAGTATAGTTGTACATATTTAAAGTCGCCTTTCTCTAAACCCTTTTTAAGAGCTTCAAATGCTAATGGCTCAAGTGGTGTAAGTTTCTCTATTAGTTTTACTTCTTCTGTCTTAGGTTTTCTACCTGCACCCTCACGCTTTCCTCCATTGTTTATACGTTTATCCATAATTGAAAAAGATTGATTAATCAATTATATAACGTAATAATTTTGAATTTTAAATACCACAATACCCACTGTCACAATCATTAAAGTCATCATCAAATAGTTTGGTTTGTGAAAAACTTTTTTTTATTTGCTTGTAGGTCATTCCGTTTTTGAATGTTCTTTTACCATATCCGTTTTCTTCTGAATCAATAAACCATTGAAATTTATTAGGATGTTTTTCAGACATATGTTTTAACAAAGCAGGTGTTCTATGAAAACAACCAACACAATTATTCATATATGCAAATCTAACAGGTTTATCTTTCCAATACTGCTCTATATTGTCTTTATAGATTATATCATCAATTAAAGGAAACTGTGGCTTTTGCCATTCTATGTCAGCCCATTTGTTTTGGTTTGTTTTACCTCCTCTTTTTCCTACTATTGCTTTAAATTCTAAGTTTCCGTTTTTGTTTGTTCGTTGTATCATAGACTTAGCTCTCCTTTGTTCTTTTGCCCTGAAGCCTATTCTAACTTGTACTACTTCATTTATTTCTTTTCGCCACCAATCAAATATAGGTTGTAATTTCATTTCAGTTGTACAAAATCTTTGTGTTACGTTTGGTAAATATCTTTTACCATTTCTAACAGTTATCTCATCAAAAGTTTTACCTGTTACCCAAGTTATCTTTCTCCCTATATATTGTTCTAAATCAAACATAGTATAGATTATCATATCTTCTTCTAAAGTTCCAATAAACTCTGTTCCTAATTTATCTGATACCTTTTGTCGTATTTTAGGATCAGGAAACATACAATTCTTATCACTTGTTCTAACTAATGAAAACACATCATAATCAGCAGGGTAATGTGCAGCTATGTATGCAGAGGTTTTACCACCACTAATCGAGTTTACTGTTTTCATCTAATTGTTTTTTAATTACCTCGACACTCAAGTAGATTTGGCTTACTATATTTTCTAATCTTTTTATTCTTTGTATCTGTGTAAACTTTTTTTGTTTCATAAAGCGTTTTTTATTTTGTTTGCTACTGCCTCAACTACATCTACTGTTACTGCATTTCCACACATTTTATATCTTTGGCTGTCAGATATTTCTCCTAATTCTTTTCCTTTCTTAGTCCAATCATCTGAAAAGCCTTGTAATCGTTCACATTCAATAGGTGTCAATCTTCTGATTTGAGAGCCAACTTTAAATTTTAAATATCCTGCAGCAGCTCCTCCCATATGTCCATCTCCACCACTCATTAATGTAGGGGATATACTTTTGTTTGTTTGATAAATAGCATCCTGTTGATGTTTTCCATACTTTGTTTTGTTTATTTTAAAATCTGATATGACAGCCTGGTTACATCCTGTATCTAAAGTTTGTGCTATTCCTTTTCCTACTCTACCTCTACGAGTTTTTGAACTTGGTGCAGAATAATTAACACTATCTCCTTGTTCAGCTATTTCATATCCTTTCTTAGTTGCTGATTTAATTTTTATTTTTTCCTTGAGTTTACGTTCAATAATATAGCTTCCGTTTCCTCCTGCTTCGTATCTTGTTGTGAGTGTACAGGTATTTGCTTGTTGTCTTTGTAACTCATTAATCTGTCTATTGTTTTTTGTGATAGGAAATATTTGTTGTCCACTTCCTTTTCCAAGACATCCGACAAGGTAGATTCTCTCTCTATTTTGGGGTAAAAACCACTTTGTATTAAGCAATTGCCATTCAAGTCTATAACCCCCAATGTCAACAAACGCTTTGAGGATTGCCGAAAAGTCTGCGCCAGAGTTTGAGCTGAAAGTTCCTTTAACATTTTCCCAGATAAAAAAATCTGGTTTGCATTCTTTGATAAGCCTAATTGCTTCAAGGATAAGACTTGATCTTGCGCCATCCATTCCTTTTCTTTTTCCAGCCAGGCTAAAGTCTTGGCAAGGACTTCCAAAAGTGATAATGTTGATTCTCGGTAGTTGTGTTCCTCGAACATCTGTAATTGATCCGACATATGTGCTATTTTTAAAATTATATTTATATACATCTGTTGCATACTTGTCAATCTCTGAAAAGTAAGTATGCTTTATATTGAATACTCTTTTCAATCCTAAACTAAAACCTCCTATTCCACTAAACAAGTCAAGATGATTCATTCTGTACTTGCTATTATGTGGTCTGATGGGTGTCTATTGCGATTGTATTGGTCTATGTACCATTGTTCGCCTCTGTCTCCCTCTATTTCTTTTTGTAAGTGTGCTAATGCTCTCCAAGCTATTTTTGCTGAGTGTCTTACTCCATCAATATCGTGCATACCATTCTCCATTAGGTGTCGCATAAGTGCATCAAGATCATCACTACTTTTTTCTCTATCCCAATGTATCTCTTTGTCTGGGTGATGTTGTTTACTTCCTATGTAGCTTACTCTTGCTACTTCGCATAGTGCATCTGGGAAATACTTTATTAGTCCTCTATAAAGAGGTATCTGCTTTCTCTTTTGTTTGTTTTTTTCCATCTATATCGTTTAAGGGTAATGTATCTACTATTCTAAGAAGTTTCTTTAAGTCTTTTTCTTTTGTGTAGTCTATTATGTGATTTATTAAAGCTCTCCTTAGTTTTGATTTGTTTCTTATTCTTAGTAAGACTATATCAAAATACTTATCTATTTTAGGATTGTATCTTCTGTGAGTTTCAAATGCTTTTAAGCTGTGTATAGCTGTAGAGTGATCATAACTCTTACCTTTAGATTCGTAAAAGTCTCTTATCTCAGCATATGTCATATTACAATGATGCCTCAACATAAACGTAAGTAAAGACCTCATCTCTATATATTCTCGTTTCCTACTGTTATCAAATACATCTATACCTGATATGTCAATAATGTGTTTTGCTATTTTATTTGCCTCTTTCATAAAGTACCTTTTATGCAGTAACTATCTAAGTCTGCTCCGTTAATAAAAAATGTTTCAAATGTTTCTAATGCCGTGGTTACTTTCTCCTTTCCTGAATTGTAAAACTCCTCGCTACAATCATAGATACCTATGTCTAATGATCCTTTGTCTATAGCTATGAATTTAAATTCTTCATAAGGTTTATTAAATAGTTCTGAATATATATACACTTGTACATCATATCCATATTTTCTTGATGCATAAGGAAATGCTTTTAAGTCGCTTGTTGTTTTTAGATCTACAACTCTATAAGAATCTAACACATCAGCCTTGCCTCTAAAAGGGTAGCCTTGTATCATACCTATTGCAGGAACTTCAAACTCACAGTTTGTTATTAGTTGTAATGCGTGTTCATTTCTTAGAAAGGCATCTGCTAATCTTTCTGCATCTCTTTTTTGTTTTATAGTATAGACCTTTCCGTGTTCTTCTTTGGCTAACTTATATGCCTTAGAGTTTTTAGATTGTACATCTACAAATATTTGTTTCTCAAATACATCAGGCTCAAGAATTGCTGTGTGAAATAACCAACCTGCATCTAAAGCATTTGATTCTTGTGATCCATATTCTGTAACGTATTTGTATTTCTTAGGGCTGTCTAAGAGTAGTTTAATTGATGAGGAGCTGAGTGCTGCCTTACCCAGGTAGCCATAGTAGAACTCATCGTTTTTCATAAGTTCTAATATCTCATCGTGTCTAAATAGTTCTCCGTTTAAGAGTTCAATAGTATCCATATAAATATAAT